CAGAGGTAACAACACCACCGCTACCAGTAGTATCTGTTCCATCAGGAGTAACTGTAACTGTTGGAGCACTAGAATATCCATCTCCTTGACCGTTTAATGTCACTGTGGAAATTGGAGAACCACCAACAACAGTTAAAGATGCAGGTGTGGTTGGGGATCCACCAGTGATAGTCACGGATGGTGTAGTGCTATAACCAATACCTCTAGATGAAATAGTGATAGCACTAATAGCACCAGAAGTTAAAGTTACTGTTGCAACTGGAACTGCTCCAGTTAAAGTGTGGAATTGACCTTGAGTTCCAGTTCCAACACTAATCGCAGACCCGCCACTGGTAGCAGAGAGTTTAAATCCAGCATCATTGGATTCTACGACGTAATAAGTGTTTCCGTCGGTAAGACCAGTGAGGTTAGTATTTCCACCATTTCCGTAAACAACAGCATCACCGTCAAGGAAAGGATGAGATTGTTGTGCAAAAAGACCTGCGACTGGAAGTCCTCCATCAAAGGAGAAGACTGGGGCAGTTCCAAAATCTAAAGTTGGTGTGCTTCCATAACCAGCACCACCATCAGTAATATCGATTCTTGATAATTTTACAGAACTCGTATTAAGTGCAACTGTTCCTGTTGGAAGAGTTCCTGTTGGATCTTGAGGAGCACTGAAAGTTAAAGTTGGTGCAATTGAATATAAAGATCCTCTATTTGTGAGGGTCAATCCACCGTCAAGTTTTACGCTACCATACGTAGTTAAAGTTGCAGTTGCAGTTGCTAAAGTGTATGGATCAGATCCTACATCAGTAAAACTATAAGTTCCTGCGTCGTAACCACTTCCTTCATTTGTGATAGTGACTGTTGCAATCTCAGTCTTAAATGTTAAGAGTTCTCTGTTTGTATAGAGACCTGCTGCCGTAAATCCGTGGCGTCTCTTTCTATCAACCTCAAATGCAATACTACCCTCAGCATCCCCATTAAAAGATGACTTTTTAGATGCGTCAAAATAGAGATTTTCTTCTGCTCTAAGTTCAGAACGAAGAATGATATCCTGTTGACTTGAAGGGTCAATGATGATGTCACCAGAAGTAGAACTTATGGTATTTCCAGAAAGTCTAAGATTTCCCGTTTCAATAAAAGCTGGGAAGATTGTTGTGGTACCAGTAGCATCACTTAAGGTAATGTTTGCTGCCTGCTGAGATGTACTAGTTGCCTGGAATGAAACGTTACCTGTTTCCTGGTCTACGACAAATGCATCACCAACACGGAAATCTCCCTTCTCGTTAGTTGCAGAGTAGAAGATGCGACCACCATTGGTCTCAGTAACTTCGTTCGCAGGAACAGCGAGATCTGGGTCGTTTGTAAAGTCTGCGTTTGCTCCGATATATGCAAAGTTATGTGCTGTGAGAAGCAGTTTTACGCCCGCTCCGTCTGCAATTGCACCCTTATTGCCATAAATGTTAGCAGAAGAGATTGAACGCATTTCAGCGCCAAACTGAGCGTAGTCTGCGGTGAGTAGAGACGTTGCAGAATCTCCACCGTCAGAACGAATATCTTTTACACCCTTTCCACTATCAGCAATGACAGTTGCTCCATCAGTGCCATCGAAATGGAGCAGAAGAACTGTAAATAAATCTGTTACAAATGGACTGGTAGGAGCAGTAAAAGATCCAGTATATCTTGCGGAATTCTTAGATACACGAACCTCATCGATGTGACCACCAAATTCATCTGATCCTACATAGTCTCCACCAAGGACCATTGGTTTGGTTACACCGTAATCATTATTATCTGTATATGTGCCAAGTTGAGTTCCGTCTAGGAACAATCTAGTTGTGCCACCAAAACGAGCAACTGCGACGTGATACCAAGTATTAGTGGAAAGAGTGCCTCCACTAATTTGTGATGTATTTCCTACTTTATAATGTAAAGTAGTTCCATCCAAATACAATACAGGAGCAGTGTCCGTTGCAGATGCATTTCTAAAATCGATGAATGTTTGTACACCTGATACTGCTGCAGGTCTAATGAAACATTCAACTGCGAAATTTGTAGTACCAAATCCAAAGTCATTATCGGTTGGAAATACTACATGGTCATCAACACCGTCAGTCAGAAGAGATGCTGTTCCAAACTTAAATTGTGCTGTATCTACCTGAGCGTCACCAGCGATGACTCCATTTTTACCAGTTGGAACTCCAGTAGTAAATTCTCCAGTTCCTTTTCCATTAATGAATACATATGTACCATCATTAGACGCAATGGTTCCATATGCGTCTGCTTTCTTATATGTGATGTTACCGCTAGTTGTTCCAGAGGAAGTATCGGTAAGTTCAAATGTATTTGTTGCTACGTTAGCAACAGTGTAATACCCATCAGTTCCATTACCACTAGTGTAATCTGCATAGACTACATCCCCATTAGATAATCCGTGAGAAGCTCGGGTTACAGTTACGGTTGCTCCACTTCTACTATATGTTCCAGATTTAAATCCATCCTCTAACTGATAGATGACTTCTGAAGCAGCAAAAGTTCCAGAAACACCAGACAACTTAAGACGTGTTTTACCAGCACCAGCACGCCCAGTTGCACCCTGAACACCCTTGATACCTTCAGCAGCGAAGTATACGAAAGAGTTTAACCACTCAACACGCACACCATTGGTAAGAAGCAGACCAACGGAGTTTGGAACAATGAAAGTTACTTCATTGAAAAGAACTGCAGATTCAATTGTATTCGTAGCGAATACTGCTCCATCGAGTTTAGCACCTCTACCTGCATCCCCTTGACCATATCCATAAGGATCTGTGCTAGATGTTACACTACCTTTTGTTAATACTGTTACTCTTTCAATATAAGGACTTCTCTCTGAATTATTAGATGTTGCACATACAAAACCGTAACCAGTATCGTTACCAGAATTGTAGAAGAAGTCTTTTACTGTAAGGTCGGAGACATGACTATCCCCTTGTAATACAAATGCATTAAGATCGTTTGTCCCTGTTGTTGGGTAGATTTGAGTTGATCTTAAGTTAGCACCACGAAGAGTTACCCCGTCAGGAACCGTTAGTGGGAAAATTTCTTGATATGTTCCAGCTTCAATGTAAACAGTATCTCCCGACGTAGCTTGAGAGAGAGCGTATGCAACTGTTCTAAATGGAGTCTGCTTAGTCTTACCGTTAGCATTACCATTTGCCAAACTTAAAACGTCACTACCATTGGCAGCAACGTGCAAAGAAGTTCCAACCCCATTCGTGATTCCGCTGGACAACATGTTAGTTGTCACTGTTGCTGGATTTGGAACAGTGTTAGCAACCTCGGTAATATTACCTGAGTTGTTTACATATAATTTTTTGTCAGCAATATTAAGAGCAACTTCGCCGTCAGCTAAATTCGCTGTCGTCGGAGTCGCTAGTGGTGTTGTTGACCTTTTGAGTTTGATCTGGGTTGCCATCTATACCATTCTCAGTAGACTGGGATTCTTTATTGATACTATTTAACTGACTTTGCAAATCAGAAATTTGCGCCTCCAGCATCACATTTGTCAAAGTCAAGTCAGAAATTTTCTTTTGTAATGTAGCAATAACAATTTGTACGTTCATAATTTAGTCATCAGAAAGTGCCGCCATCGATCGTTGTAGTCCAAACAGGAATACCAGATGAATTGACGGTAAGAATTTGGAAGGAAGTTGTAGCATCACTAGTGCCAGAAGCGGGAGTAACACTCAAAGCTCCTGAACCATTACCATATAAGATACCATTTGTAGTAAAGGTACTTTGTCCTGTACCACCATACTGAACTTCCAAGTCAGTATCAAGTTCCAGATCACCCAGAACTACGGTACCACGATTTCCATTTACACCGAAGACGGTATTGGTGTCGGTGGCATCTTCAATAAAGGTCCATGCACCTAATCCGTCGGCACCGCCCGTGCGGTCAAAACCGAAGAAACCGAACTTAGCAGATCCACCTTCAAAGTAGTGAACTTTAACACCACGATCGAGAGCGTCATCTGCACCACGAGTTACTGTTAAAGATGCTCCTTCAGCGAGACCTGCGCCTGTGAGGTTGGCACTTAAAGTAAGAGTCTTAGTACCAGTATTAATTGAACTGATAGTAACACCAGAACCGATGATGCCAGAAACGGCAGCAACAGCGTCACCTGCTTGAAGACCATCCAGTTTATCAACTACGACATCTGCTTGTCCTGCTGCAGCAACAGCTTCAACATTGAGGACTGTTGTTGGATCTCCTAACTCGATGGTAGGATCGTTAACCGACATGTTTGCCGAGTTAACGGTTGTGGTTGTACCGTCGATCTGGAGATCACCTTTGATAATAACCAAACCAGAGGCATCGCCACCTGCAGGATCAGGGTCAATGATCATCTCAGTACCAGAAGTGGTAGAGATTACATTACCGTCAAGTTTCAGAGAGTCGATGGTAATCTCACCAGTCTGAGCGGTGTTACCTGTGATTGTAGTTTGACCGTTAAAAGTTACTCCGTTTTCAAACGTAGTAGTGGAGTTAACAGTCAGAGTATCTGAACTTGCATCACCAATGGTAGCGTCTCCTTCAACGAGAAGAGCTCCTGTGGAAGTTTGACCTGCAACACCGATACCACCAGCAACGGTGAAAGCACCTGTGGTGGAGTTGGTGGAAGCTGTAACGTCAGATAACTTAAGTGCGACTCCATTATCATATTCCCAATCTGCTCCATCAACTCTTACTTTATCTAGAGTTGCTTCATCATAACGAATTCCACCATCTTTATTATTACCGAAGTAGATACGCATGTCATCAGCGACACGCAGGTCGGGGGTTCCTGCTACACGCTTAATATCTAACGTACCGTCTGCATCAGTATAAACAAGTTCT